GCAATTGATCTTACAACAGCATCTGAAGGAGTAATCTTTACTTCACCAAATGGTACAAGATTCAAACAAACAATAGATGATGCAGGAGCACCTGTATATACTGCACTATAATGGCAACACCTAGAAAAGGAAAAGCAAAGGTTAAAGTAACTAAGAGTGGTAAAAAAGTAAGTTACGGTCAAGCTGGTAAAGCTAAAGGAGGGGGGCCTAGAGTTAAACCTGGAACATCTAAGGGGGATAGTTATTGTGCTAGAAGTTTAGGTATCAAGAAAAGGGTTTCTAAGAAAAAACAAAATGATCCTAATACTCCAAACAACTTATCTCGTAAAAGATGGAAATGTTCTGGAGCAAAATCAAAAAAATAATGAATAAATTTGACAAAAACTTTATTACTATTAAATTATTTATGGGGTGGATCTTATTAATATTAATACTAATATGTTATGCTCATTGTTCAGAAGTATCTAAAACATCAAAAATACAAAAGATAATAAACACTCATAATAGTGTTAAAGAATCTGATAAGTCATATCCTATAGTTCGTAAGTCTCCATCTAGTCAGAAGACAGTAATAGGTCAAGATAGCATAAGAATCATACCTACCATAGACACTTTGAAAGTAGTGAATCCGTGATTAAGAGTTACTTTAATAGCGTAAAGGAAACATTACTATACTTTGACTTTCAACCATTGCTATTTTTTTGGGTTGTAAGTGATTTTTTAAACAATCAAGTACTATGGACCAATTTATCTTATTGGGAGAGCGTAGGCCAAGCAAATACGTATTGGTTATACTTTGCATACCTCTTTGGTAGTATTGGTATGCTTATATCCATTAATGATATAAAATGGCTATCTAGATTTATAAGTTATTACTTAATACTATACTTATTTTCTACTATACGTTATTTAGTAAGTGTATATACTACTGTGGATACTGAACCATTCACTATGGTAGATTTTAAGAATATATTAATAACATGTTGGTATGCATTCATGTGGATATGGGTATTATTTAAATTAAAGAAAGAAATGCTTAATAAATCAATGAGATATGAATGAGAATATACTCACAGTAATAATAACAGCAATAACAGTATTAGGTGGGGCAGGAGCATGGAAGTTTTATGAATTTATTATTCGTAATAAAGCAGTTAAGAATAAAGAAGACCTTGCTGAACAGAATATATATAGGGAAGACCTAAAAGCAAGAGTAGATAAGCTTGAGTCAGATAAAGATGCATGCAATAACTCTTTGTTAGCAATGAGTATTGAGCTAGCATCAATTAAAGTCAGAATAGAGTTTGTAGAGAAGGAAAATGAAAGACTAAAATATAGACAATGACAAAAGGTGAATTAGTAAAATTAGGGTTTAATAAAGTTTTAATAGAACATATTGAAGATATGTATGTATCAAATAATTACTATTATGAGTTAAGTTTTGGGGAACTAGTATTTATTTCTGGTGATAAAGATCAAGCTGATAATGATGATGGTTGGTATGTCACCACTCCATGTCATTCTTTAAAATTCCACCACTTTGCGGAGCTTGAAACCGTAATCAATATCTTTAAACGTAATAAATTTTCATAGAATAGTCCAATAAACTTTTTTTATTTAAACTTTTTTTATATCTTTGCTAATATTAATTTAAAATATTAGACAAATGACCAATCCAGATTTATCAGACAAAGAACCTCAATTAAGCAAAGAGGAACTCTCAAAACGTAGAGAAGAGATCACAACATTTTATAAAGACAACATCCCTCATTTAGAAGTTCAGGCTGATTATGAGATGTTATTAGCTGCTATAGAAAAAGCTAGAGCAGAAAGAATGCAAGCACAAATGTTTATGGCTCAGCAGTATGCTGACCAAAAAGAAGGTGCCGTAGACCCTAATTCTGAAGAAGGCAAAGCTTTTAAAGAAGCAATGGCTAATGCAGTAGATCCTAAATAGATATGAGACAGCTTAAAAAAGGCAGTAAAGGCCCTGATGTACTTACCCTTCAAAAAAAGATAGGGTTATCACAAGATGGTATGTTTGGTCCTATGACAGAAAAAGCTGTAGAAAGATATCAATTAGATAAAAACTTACCTATAACAGGTATAGTGGATAACTTAATGTGGAGTCTTATTTTAAACATTGAGTATTCCATTCCAGATGAAATTGATGAAGATACTGATTTACATCAACAATATTATAAAACTAGTTATGATCAAATAATTCATAAACACTTTTTACCTAAATCAGAATATATTGATAATAAAATTGTTAATGAATATGTTTTTCTACATCATACTGCAGGTAATTCAAATCCATATGCATGTATAGATTACTGGGGTAGAGATACAAGAGGTAGAATAGCAACAGAATTTGTTCTAGGTGGAAAGAATCATAGAAATGGTAATAATGATCATGATGGTGTTATGGTTCAAGCTTTTCCAGAAGGTAATCAAGGATGGCACTTAGGTAAAACAGGATCAGGTTATATGAACCGTCATTCTGTAGGATTAGAAATATGCAATATGGGATATTTAAAGCATGAGGATGGTTTATATAAGACATACGTTAATTCTAAATGTGAAGAAGATCAAATAATAAGATTAGAAGAACCATTTAGAGGTAATCTTTTTTGGCATGCATATACTAATGACCAGATTAAAGAAACTGAAAAGTGGATAAGATGGGTTGGTGAAAGAGATGAGATAGATGTGAGATTAGGATTAAAACAATTCATTCAAAAATATGGACCTCATAAAGGTTTTGGATTTGTAGAGGAAGCCTATTATGGAAAAGTAAAAGGATTATTAACACATACCAATGTCAGAAAGGATAAGTCAGATTGTTATCCTCACCCTGATTTAGTGGATATGATATTAAGTTTATAAAATGGCAATAGTAAATAAAGTAAATTTTAAATTACAAACAGATATAGATACATGTATCAAGTATCAAATATTAACGTATTGTTTTTTTGAAAACATATTGATTAGTAATTCAGATTTAAAGTTTTTAATGGAGCTTTCAAAGAATAATAAAATTGAGTTAACTCAGTTCTGTACTACTTTAGTGGATATGGAAATATTTAAAAGTCCTCAGTCTGCTAGAAATGCAATTACCAAAGCTGAAAAAAAACAATTACTTACTAAAGATGGAATAAATAAAAAAACAATTTCTATTAGTAAAGTGATTAATGTACAGGCCAAAGGTTTAGTTTTACTTGATTATAAAATATTAGGAAGTGAATCCAAAGAGTCATAAGGAATTTAAGAAGGGTATTGCTGATGAAGTAGGAGTGCATGAATCTGTTGTAGATGATTTTATTTCTTTCTATTATGGAAAATTAAGATCTAAGTTATCTAAGTTAGAATTTCCAAGAATTTATGTTCAAGGATTAGGTACATTTTATTTAAGAAAAAACAAACTTGAGAACGCAATAAAAAAAAATAAAAGTATATTAGGTAACTTGACTAAAAGAACATATATTGGGTTTGCAAAAAGTGAAGACATACAAAATAACATTGTTCAAATGGAAAAAGCAATGAAACAAATGGAAAAGGATATATTAAATAAAAAAAAGTTTAAAAATGGTAAAGTGGAGTAAGTATTTAGCTGTGTTTAAAAACATTAATCAGATAACTGAAGGAATAAAGAATAATGTATTTAGAAAAGAACATATAGAAGCTGTTGCTACAGATAGATTTCAAATATGTATTGGTTGTAGTTTATTTGATGCAAAAGGAGATAGTTGTATAGCTCCAGGTACTCAACCTTGTTGTTCTGATTGTGGATGTAGTTTAAAGTTTAAAGTAAGATCATTATCAAGTGAATGCCCTAAAGGATATTGGGATGCATTAGTACCTGAAGAAACTGAAGAATTAATAATAAAACAAATAAATGAAAATGAGCAATAAATTAACTAAAGCACAAATAATAGGAGAGTTATTAACAGAAGAACAAATTACAACAGAAGAGGCAATTACTTTATTGAGTAGTGAACCCACCACTATAATTTATAATATTCAGTTGCCAGAAAATGAAGAACAACCCTTATATGGTAATATGTGGGATCAATCATCAACACTAGACTAATGACATTACAATTTAAAGAGGAAGGACATATATATGAAAGTATAGATAAAGATAATATTACTTGGGTAAGTGTTACATCTTTAGTGGGTAAATTTAAACCTAAGTTTGATAGAGATGGGCAAGCTATTAAATCATCTAAGAATAAAAGATCTAAATGGCATGGTATGACACCTAAAGAAATTATAGCTGCGTGGGATGGTGAAACAAAAAGAGCTATAGACTTAGGAAACTTTTATCATAACCAAAGAGAAGATGATATGATAGGTTTAAATACAATAGGAAGACATGGTGTAGAAGTACCCATTATAAAACCTATTATAAATGAAGAAGGAATAAAGATATCTCCTGAACAAAAGGTATCAGAAGGAGTATACCCTGAACATTTAGTTTATCTTAAATCTGCAGGCATATGTGGTCAAGCTGATGTTGTAGAAATAGTTAATGGGTATATTAATATCAATGATTATAAAACAAATAAAGAAATAAAACATAAAGGGTTTACTAATTGGGAAGGTATAACTAATAAGATGTTTAGACCATTAAATCATTTAGATGATTGCAATTTAAATCATTATAATTTACAATTGAGTATTTATGCGTATATTATTAAGAAGCATAACCCTAAATTAAAGATAGGAAAACTAACTATACAACATGTAAAATTTAAACAAGTGGGTGAAGATAAATTTGGCTATCCTATAAATGAACATGTTAATGGAGAACCTGTTTTAGAAAATATAAAAATATATGAACTACCATATTTAAAAGATGAGGTAAATTCATTAATCATGTGGCTAAAAGATAAAAAATAAAACTATGGCAAGAATACCTATTTACCAGACAAACTGGCAAACCTTAAAGCAAATTTTTCCTGTACCACAAACAGGGACTTTAGATCCAGCAGGAAAAGTACAAGGATTTGCATTAAATATTACATCAGATGTATATTTAGATGTAAATACTATAATATATGTACAAGAATACTTTGATCTAGGTACTTTTGTTCTACGTGATGCTAGAATTATAGGTTTAGAAGGAATGGCAGCAATAGTAGTAGAAGAATCATATGATACAATCAAAGCTTTAATGACTAAAGATTGTACAACTTTATGTACTGACGCATGATAGTAAAATTATTTGACATCCAAAATAGTAAGGTTGTAGTAACAGAACACTGTTATACATTACCTTTTTTAAAAGTAATAATGGAAGAATATCCAGTTACATATATGCAAGTATATCAATACTTATTTTATATGGCTTGTCCTAATCCTGATCTTAATCCATTCTTTAATTTACCTGAGCATGAAAAAGAAGATATTATTATTGAAGAGATTAAACTAGAAGAATCTCCGGAAGATCCTAAAATTAGATATGCATTAGACATGTGTAAAAAATTATATGAAACACCTACTTTTAGAGCATATGTAGGAATTAAATCTATGTTAGATAGATTGGGTAAATATATGGAGGTTACACCAATAGAACATGGTAGAGATGGTAATATTAACTCAATGGTTAATGCTGCTGCAAAGTTTGAACAAATAAGACAATCATACAAAGGAGCCTTTACTGATATGAGACAAGAACAAGAAAGCTCTGTACGTGGTGGTGCAGGATTAGCATATGACCAGTTATAATAATAAAAATAAACAAATGAAAAACCAAATAGTAGTGCCAGTAGGAATGAAACTATTGATTAAAGAAATAAAAGCAGAGACAAAGACTGCTTCTGGATTAATCATACCAGAAATAGCTCAAAAAACAACTTACAAGGGTGAAGTAATTGGAAGAGGTGATGAAGTAGAAGAAATACAAATTGGTGATATAGTACAATATGCTGAGCATGCAATGCCTACATCAATGACACACAAAGGCAAAGAACATTTATTATTGCAAGTTGGTGATGTATATGCTATTATAAGATATGAGTAGAGTTATACCTACATATGATAAAGGTAAATGGGGAGTTACTGAATTTGATACTGATGCAGACTTTAGAGAATATTTAGAATCTATTTTTAAAGAACCAGGAAAATATGACTTTACAGAATTAGCTTTTAAATTTAATGAACAAGCAAGAGTATTTAATTCTGAAGGTTTTTATTGTAATTCACCATTTAGATCCAAAGACTTTACAACTTATTGGGAAGATCAAAAGAATAAATGTAGAACTGGGGTTATATATAAAGATGGAGATAAACATTGGTACTTAACCAGAGATTATTATATGTGGTTGAACTTCTTACCTATCTTTGATAAGGAAGAGAAGCATTATGGATTTGCCAAAGTAAGAGATGCACAATATCATATGGCATTATATGAAATCATTGCTGAGTTAAATAATCAACACGTTGCTATACTAAAGAAGAGACAGATTGCCTCATCTTATTTTCATATGGGAAAGATTATAAATCAATACTGGTTTGAAGAAGGATCTATATGTAAAATTGGAGCATCACTTAAAGATTATATTAATGATAAAGGTTCATGGAAATTTTTAGAAGAATATAAAACATTTTTAAATGAACATACTGCTTGGTATAGACCAAGTAATCCTGAGAAGGTTTTATTATGGCAACAACAAATTGAAGTCAAAATAAACAATAGAAAAACATCAAGAGGTCTTAAGTCTAAAATACAGGGTGCTTCATTTGAGAAGAATGCTACTACTGGGGTAGGGGGCCCATGTACTTACTTTTTTCATGAAGAAGCAGGTATTGCAAAAAACATGATGCAGACATATGAGTACTTACGTCCTGCTATGTCTTCTGGTATGATTACAACTGGACAATTTATTGCTGCCGGATCAGTGGGTGATTTGCAACAATGTAATCCATTAAAGGATATGATTCTTAGTCCAGGTGCCAATGATATTTATGCTGTAGAAACTAACCTTATGGATGCTGATGGTACTATTGGTATGGCAGGATTATTTATTCCTGAACAATGGTCAATGCCACCTTACATAGATGACTATGGCAACTCTCAAGTAGAAGAAGCTATTAAAGCAATTAATATAGAAAGAGCAAGATGGAAGAATGAATTAAACGGAGAACAATTTCAATTAAGAATATCTCAAAAACCTCTTAATATTGCTGAAGCTTTTGCATATAGAAAAGAATCAATATTTCCACAAGGTATATTAAGTAAACAATTAAAGAAAATTGAAGAAAAAGAATACCCTTATGAACTAATTGCTTTAGATAGAGATGAGACAGGAGTAATAGCTAAGAGAACAAGTAAGTTACCTATAACTAAATTTCCAGTAGATAAAAAACAACAAGATAAAACAGGAACAATAGTAGTTTGGGAAAGACCAACAAAATCACCTGCATTTGGATCATACTATGCTTCTATTGACCCTGTATCAGAAGGAAAGACAACCACATCAGATTCACTATGTAGTATTTTTGTATATAAGAATGCTATAGAAGTGACTAGGCAATTAGAAAGCGGAGATGTAGAACAATTTATTGAAAAAGATAAGGTAGTTGCTGCATGGTGTGGTAGGTTTGATGATATAAATAAGACACATGAAAGATTAGAGTTAATTATAGAATGGTATAATGCTTGGACAATTGTAGAAAATAATATATCATTATTTATACAACATATGATTGCAAGAAGAAAGCAAAGATATTTAGTTCCTAAACAACAGATATTATTCTTAAAAGAAATAGGATCTAATAAAACTGTATATCAAGAATATGGATGGAAAAATACAGGTACATTATTTAAAAGTCATTTGATTTCTTATGCAATTGAATTTTTAAGAGAGGTGATAGATGAAGAAACAGATACGGAAGGTAATGTAATGACACAAACATTAGGTATAGAAAGAATACCGGATCCTATGCTTTTAAAAGAAATGCTTGCATATCATCCTGGTTTGAATGTGGATAGGCTAGTTGCATTTGGAGCATTGATTGCTTTTGTAAAAATACAACAGTCTAACAGAGGATATACAAAAAGACGTGAATCAGAGGGTGATTCCTTGGTAAATCCAGAAAAAATGAGTAAATTAAAGTATAGTCCGTTCAAAAATATTGGACGGAATGGAGTAACTAATTCTAGAAGTAGGAGATCTGGCTTTAAAAATTTTAAATAGATGAGAGTATTAAATGCAATGCAAATGAAGAATGGTGCCAAAGCAGAGAGTGGGCCAACATTTTCTAGCTTAACACAGCCAGTTCAATTTATACCATATAAAGATAAAACTGATAATTGGGCAGCATGGAATTTAGACTGGTTAGAATTACAAGGTATAGAATTTTTACGTGTAAATTCTAGAAGACTTCTTAAGAATTATAAATTAGCTAAAGGTGTAATTGATAAAACTGATTATATAGTTGAACCAGATAATGACTATAAAGATATGATGGATGTTCTTACTAAAGAGAATGATTCAGCATTAGAATTAAAGTTTTACCCAATTGTCCCAAATGTAATTAATGTATTAACTGGTGAGTTTGCTAAGAGATATTCAAAAGTACAGTTTAGAGCTGTTGATGATGCTTCTTATAATGAAATGTTAGAACAAAAAAGACTTCAAATTGAAGAATCTTTATTGGCTACTGCTGAAGCAAAAATGGTACGTAAGATGATTGATATGGGAATGGATCCAGCATCTGAAGAAGCACAACAACAACTTGATCCAGAAAATATAAAGTCATTACCAGAAATAGAAGATTTTTTCAGTAAGTCTTATAGAAGTATGGTAGAAGAATGGGCATCCCATACACTTGCAGTAGATGAAGAAAGATTTTATATGCAAGAACTTGAAGAAAGAGGATTTAGAGATATGCTTATTGCAGATAGAGAATTCTGGCATTTTAGAATGTTAGAAGATGATTATGATGTAGAGCTATGGAATCCCGTATTAACTTTCTATCAAAAATCTCCTGACCAAAGATATATAGCAGATTCTAACTATGCAGGTAAAGTAGATCTAATGACGGTAGCTGATGTAGTAGATAGATATGGATACTTAATGGATGCTAAGCAATTAGAATCTTTACAAAAAATTTATCCAGCTAGATCAGCACAATACCAAGTAAATGGATATCAAAATGATGGTTCATATTATGATGCAACTAGATCACATGAGTGGAATACTAATGCACCTGGTTTAGCATATAGACAATTTACTAGTAATTATCAGAATGATCCAGCAAGAGGTGGAGACATATTAAGTGAAATTCTTGATGAAAATGAAGATATATCTATGTGGGGTGAAGGAAACTTAATGAGAGTTGCTACTATATATTGGAAGACTCAAAGAAAAGTTGGACACTTAACTAAAATAGAAGTTGATGGTGAAGTAACTCAAGAAATTGTTGATGAAACATTTAAGATTACTAAAAAAGCTGTATTTGATACATCTATATTTAAGAACAAAAGTAAAGAGAACTTATTAGAAGGAGAACATATAGATTGGATATGGATCAATGAAGTATGGGGAGGAGTTAAAGTAGGTCCAAATCTTCCAGCAATGTGGCAATCTACAATGGGTGATAATATAAACCCTATATATTTAGGAATTAACAGAACTAAACCTGGTAGGTTACCATTTCAATTTAAAGGTAACAACACACTTTACGGGTGTAAATTACCTGTAGAGGGAAGGGTATTCTCTGATAGAAACACTAGGTCTACTTCTTTAGTAGATTTGATGAAAGCTTATCAAATTGGTTATAATATGGTTAATAACCAAATTGCTGACATTCTCATAGATGAATTAGGAACAGTAATTATGTTTGATCAAAATGCTTTACCACGTCATTCAATGGGTGAAGATTGGGGTAAGAATAATTATGCTAAAGCATGGGTGGCAATGAAGGATTTCCAAATGCTACCTTTAGATACATCTATTACTAATACTGAGAATGCAACTAACTTCAATCATTACCAAACTCTAAACATGGAGCAAACTAGTAGATTGATGTCAAGAATACAATTGGCTAATTATTTTAAAGAACAATGCTTTGATGCTATAGGAATTAATCCACAACGTCTAGGAGGAGCTGTATCAGCTCAAACAGCAACTGGAGTAGTACAAGCTATGCAGCAATCATATGCTCAAACAGAGATGTATTTTGTACAGCATTCTGATCATCTGATGCCAAGAATACATCAAATGAGAACTGATCTTGCACAATACTACTGTAGTACTAATCCAAGTGTTAGATTATCATACATCTCTACAGAGGCTGAGAAAGTTAATTTTACCATTAATGGTACTGATCTATTACTTAGAGACTTTAATGTATTTGCAACTACTAAAACTAATCATAGAGCTATATTGGAGAATCTAAAACAAATGGCTCTTACAAATAATACTACTGGAGCAAGTATATATGAATTAGGTAATATTGTTAAAGCTGACTCAATTGCTGAAGTATCAGATATCCTAAAAGATTCTGAAGCAAGAATTCAAAAACAAAGAGAGCAAGACATGCAGCAACAACAACAAATGCAAGAACAACAACTCCAAGCTAAAGCTCAAGAAGAACAGCAAAAATTACAAGTTGAAATATCTGAAAATCAAAAAGATAGACAGAATGATATTACATTAGCTGAAATTAGGTCAGCAGGATTTGGTGCACCATCTGATATTAATGAAAATAAAGTATCTGATTATCAAGATGCTATGAAAGATATTAGAGAAACTACTCAGTATAGAGAACAAATGAATATGAAGCGTGAAGAAAATGCTTCAAAATCTACTCAAGAAAATAATAGATTAACTGTAGAAAGAGAGAAAATATCAAGTCAAAACTATATAGCTGATACAAAACTTCAAATAGCCAAAGAGAATAAAAATAAGTATGATGTTAACAAAAAGAAGGATAAAAAATAACTGTTAGCTATATACTGCAATTTATTTTCACTTTTACTAAAATTTATTAAGTTTATCATGCCTGAAATGTAATAAACATTTCTTATATTATATGTATAGTAAGTATTAATATTAAAACCAACAAATATTATGAATGCAACAGAAACGCAAACTGTGAAAAGTAACGTAGAAAAAGTAGATATTAATTTAGATGAGATATTCAATGCCGCTCCAAGTGGTGCTGATATGTTACAGGATGATACTGCTTCAAAAAAACCTAAAAGTATTTTTTCAGGTTTACAAGAAAAAGCTGATATGTCATTTGCTGATCCAGATAATGATGGAGTAGATGATATAACTGCTAAAGTAGATGAAAAAGAAGAAAAAGAAGAAGCAGAAGAAAAAACTGAAGTATTAGCAGATGATAAAACTGATAAAACTGAAGTAAGTGGAAAAGATAAAGATAGTGCTAAAGATATTTTAGATTCTTTTTCTGAAGAGGACACTGAAGAAGAAGACACAAAAGAAAAAAGAGGTAGAAAATCTATTAGTGGTATCTCAGATGTATTTGGTAAATTGATTAAAGATGACAAGATTGTTGCCTTTGATGATGACAAAGCATTAGAAGAATATACTGCTAAAGATTGGGAAGAACTTATTGAAGCTAACTTAGAAGAAAGAGCTAATGAAGTAAGACGTGAAACTCCTAAACAATTTTTTGCTAGTCTACCTCAAGAATTACAGATTGCTGCTAAGTATGTAGCAGATGGAGGAAAAGATCTAAAAGGATTATTTTCAACATTATCAGAAGTAGAAACAACTAAGAGTTTAGATATTAAGAAAGCTTCTGATCAAGAAAAAATAATTACAGAATATTTAAGTGCTACTGGATATGGGAACACTGAAGAGATTCAAGAAGAAATAGAAATTTGGAAAGACTTAGGAAAGTTAGAAACACAAGCTTCAAAGTTTAAGCCAAAATTAGATAAAATGCAAGAGAAAGTTGTTGCTCAGAAATTGAAAGAGCAAGAGATGAAACAAAAACAACAAGAAAATGCATCACAAGCATATATGAAAAATGTATATGAAACATTAAAAGAAGGTAAATTAGGAGACATTAAAGTAGATAGAAAGACTCAAGCTATGTTGTATAATGGATTGGTACAACCTAATTATCCATCAGTAAGTGGAAGAAACACAAATTTACTTGGACACTTACTTGAGAAATACCAATTTGTTGAACCTAATTATGCATTGATTTCAGAAGCCTTGTGGTTATTACAAGATCCTGTAGCTTATAAAGCAAAAATCATGGATAAAGGAGCTCAACAAAGTGTTGAGAAAACGGTTAGAAAATTAAAGAGTGAACAAACAAATGCAGGAGGTGCATCATTAGGAGTTCATCAAGCTGAAGAAGAAGGTAAAAGAACTTCTCCAAACAAAAGAAAAATAACTAGACCAACCAACATTTTTAAAAGAATTTAATTAACATTAAATATAAACACTAAAAACAATTATTAACAAAAACAATCAAAAATTATGGCAACTCCAGTATTAAATAATGGGATTTTCTTAAGAGATACAAGCTACAAAGCTAGTTCTCATGTTGATTCTTATCACCTAACCCAAATGCTTGGTAACCCTGAGCCTATGGATATGGGACCAATTGATTTATGGGCAATGACCCAAAAGGTAGAAATGCCTTTATATCAAATGGCT